TTGTTAGCGATCTGGATGTTGCCGCTGCCGCCGACCGTCACAGCGTTGGAGACCGAAAGATTGCCGTTAATCGTGCCACCGCCGGCCGTCATCGTGCCTGGCACATTGACGTTGTTGCCGCTCAACCCGACGCCGCCGATATTGTTGCCGGAACCGGCGTTGATGTTGCCGTTGACCTGGAGGCCGCCGGTGACCGTCCAGGCGCCGTTAGCTTGACCGCCGGCACACTGGAAAGCATTGGGTGTGTAGAAATAGCCGCCGTTGTTCTGGAAATAAACGCCGCCGCCGCCGCCGGCATAAACCGCCCCACTGGCGACGACATTGCTGCCGGATAAAAATTGCTGCGGCGTGTAGAAGCTGCCGCCGTTGTTTTGAAAATAAACGCCGTTCGATTGCACACTATTATTGCCAATAAGGTTACCGCTCGCCGTGATGCTCCCCGAGACCGAGCCGCCGGTCAGCGGGAGGTAGCCGGCGCTGACCGCCGCCGTCGTCGCATAACCCTGCGCCTTGACGTAAGCCGTCGTCGCGACGTTGGTCGAGTTGTCTGCCGTGGCCGGCGTCGTCGCGGTGCTGCCGTCGAGCGTTGTCGCACCGGTGACGGTGAGCGTGCTGAGCGTGGTCGCGCCGGTCACGCCCAGGGTGCCGCCGACCGTGGTATTGCCGTGTAGCGTGCTCGCGCCGGTGACGGTGAGCGTGCCGGCAGTGCTGAGATTGCCGGGGACGCTGACATTGCCGCTGCTGTCGGCGCTGACCGGCACATAGGGCACGTCGAGCAGCAGGAAGCCGCCTGCGCCGGCGTTGAGCGCGCTCTGGTAGGCAAAGCGCGGCATGGCGCCCGCGTACCAGTCATTGGCCGCGGTGGCGACCGGACCGGCCGCGGTCAGTTTGTAGATGGGCTTGGCGGCGAGGATGTTGATCTTGAGCTGGTCACCGCCGACCGCTGCGCCCGCAGTCAGGAAGGCATAGGTCTCGCCCTCGACATAGGCGATCGGGTATGCGGTCTCGGTGGTGTTGTATTGCCACACCCCGCCTGTTTGCGTGATCGCCGGCAGGGTCGGGTTGATGCGGTCCCAAAAGCGCTTCATGGCGCCCATCATCGCGCGCGAGCAGTCGTTGACCGTCGAGGGCATCTGCCCCTCGGGCCAGCCGGCAGGCGGCGGGCGGTTGTTTGAGGCGTCGGTCTCAAACCAATTGCTGCTGTCGGAGATGTCGGCCATGGCAAACCCTTAAAAGCAGCGGGCTGCGCCGGGGAAGGGCAAGCGCAGCCCGCCTAGCGCGCGGTGACAGATGTCCCCCAGTCCCTCGCGCGGTTACGTCAGGTCGAAGCAGCCACCCGAGCCAGCTTCATTTCTCGCTTCCAACGTGTATTCGCCGATCATAAGCTTCTTGTCGTTGTCGCCGGTCTTGGCGAGGTCGACCAGATTGATCGGCCGCAACCAGGCAACGGCCCACAGGTCGCTGTTGATGATCAGCGCATCGCGCTGCCGCATGAAGCGGTCGGGCTTAATCTCGACGCTGCCGAAGTCGTAGACGTACACCAAGCTGTTACCTGTTGCCGTAGCAACCGGGCAGGTCGTTTCTGTTCCGCCTGCCTCTCACGGTCTCCCGTGAGGTCGGACCATATCTTTACCCAGCGATGACGTTGGGCGCCTGACATATGGCCTCTGAGGATTTCGCTATCGCATGGCTGCGGATCGAACAGATGAGGTCGATTTCCCGGCGTGAGTACGGGGATCGTTTGATCCGACCGAGAGCGTCACGCTCGATTAATCGCTGTTCCCTGCTCTCGATGTAAGCAAGAACGACTTCCGCGTTCTTATGCTTGCTCGATCGCAAGTAGGACAACACCTCGAGGAGGAGGGCTTTGCAACCCGATCCCCCGTTGATACGGATCTGTGAGCACCGCTTATTGGTGCCGCTATGTCCGTACACATAGGTAATGCCCTTATCGCCGACGATCTCGGTAAATATCCGATGCGCCTCGGCGAGAATGCCTTCATCCGTGTTCACGATGCAGATGAAAGGCGTCAACCTCACCCTTCCGTCCGGAAGAGTATGCACCTCGACGGAAATGCTGCCTTCCCCGTCAAGGATTCCAGCCAGCCAGGATAACGATCTTTCCTGCTGATTGCCCATTGTAATATCCGTGCAGATTATCACTGTAATCGGGGCGAGCAGCGCTCCGACTTTAGTACCGCAGGCTTTAGGGTGTTCCAGCAAATAGTCAGGTTTTAGATCGACATGTCTCCGCTAAGCGGCAAGTCTATCGATCGACGCGACGAGCTTTTCTTCGTCGGCGTTGATGTACCGCGTCTGGTTGCCAGTAAAGCTCGTCGTGATGACGGACTTCTGGTTGCTGTTGACCAGGACATAGTCGGGCTCGTCACCCGAGTTCTGCCAGATTGACGCCAGCGCGGTACGCAGCATCGTTTCGGTAAAGGCAGCCGTGGTCCCATCGGTTCTGGCATTGGTGCCATTGCCGGCAGGATCGGCGCCGCCCGCCCCCTTTGTCGTATTCGACTTGATAAAGGAGAGGACGGAGCCGAGGTTTGCCGCCGTGGTGCCCACCGCGCCCACAGCTCTTGCCTGGTTCTGCAAGAGAATGGTCTCGATGTCGCGCTTCAGCGACTTGCCCTTTTTAGCGACCTGATAGCCCATCTCGGACTTGCGGCCGGCCTTGTCGACGGCTTCTTCCGTCATGGTGATGACGACGGTCTTGCGTGAGATTTGGGAGTAGTTGCCCAACCTCACCGTGGGGATCACAGGATCAAACGACGAGATGTCGTCGCCCTGGATCTGGGCATTGGAACCGTTGGGCGGTTCCAGCGCGTCGGTCTGCCATTCATGCAGAACTGCCGTCGCCTTTGCTCTGGCAATACCTGTCATGTATGGGGTTTCGGTAGGTGAGATGTTGTAGATGATATCGGTCAAGTCCTCCCGCAGACCGATTGCGGTGTAGGTACTGAACGTATTGGTAATAAAAGCCATGATTACTGCTCCAGGGGATGCCCTGGCGCGATCAGGAGTTAGAGGAGTTCGGCGATGAGCGAACCGGCGTCGCGCACGCTGTTCGTGCGGCCCAGTCGGTTGACGGCGCTCTGCAGGCGCTGCGTTGGTCCCCGGTCGGTGCCCTGGCTGTTGCCGGGGCGGGCGACCTGGGGAGCAGTGTTGGCGCGTTTTGTATCGGCGGTGGTGCGCGCAGCCTGCTGCCGGTCCCACATCATGGCTTTTGTCGCCATGAGGACGAGCCGGTGATCGTAGGCTTGGTTGATCTCGGCGGGGGAGAAGCCCCCCGTGTCGCGCAGGTAAAGGCCGAGGTCGCGGCGAAGCGGCTCGGCTTTTGCCTCATCGGCGAAGTCGGGCCATTTCTGGGCGAGTTGCGTGTGCTCCCGCGCCACATGCTCTTGCAGCATGTTTTGCTGGTACTGCTGCATCTCGCCCTGCCGCTGCGCAAACTCCTGCTCGATGCCCCCCAACCGGGTGCGGAGCTGCTCGCGCATCGCTTGCAGGCGGGTGTATTCCGCTGGGCTTTGCGCTTGCACCTGCACCCAGTCGATGTTGTTCAACATCGCCGCTTCTGGCGCGGCGAGGAGCAGCATCTTTTGCAGTCCTTGCAGGTACTCGTTCCGAAGGGCCACCGCTGCCCCCCGCTCGCCCTCGAAAGCGCGGCGGGATTCGGCAGCCTCTTGTGACGTTCGGGTGAGCGCGGCCTCGCGCTGGCTCTCTCGCCGGGAGATTGTTTGCTGTACGGCGGGTGGGAGTTTTGCGAACTCAGCTTGCTCTTCAGCATTCCATGATGCGGGCGGTGCGATGGCAGGCGGCGCCTGTTCACCCTCTCCCTCACCTTCTTCATCCCCGGTGGGCTGTGGAGCTCCGGTATCGTCGTCCCGCTGGGGTTCCCGCGGGGCATCAGATGGGGTTTGGGCCGGCGTTTTGGCCGGCTCGTCATCGGCGCCAAAGAGCAATCCGGCGATGGCATCGCCCGCGGATCGCTCATCGGTGACGGTATAGGTTCTGCCGCTATCTTGCCCGTTGGGCGCAGGCGGTGGCGCAGACGCACCGGGAGCGGTGCCGTCCACGCTTTGTGGGCTAGCCATGTACGGTTACCTCTGTTTTAGAAATCAGTCGGCGGCGTTCGCCTTCTCGGCGGCGGCCTCAGCCTCGCGTTGTGCAACGCGCACCATGGCGGCGCCCTTGTAGCCGCGCAGCCGCGCCTCGAGCAGGACAACGCCCTGGTAGAGTTTGAACTGTTCTTCGCGTAGGTCGACCTGTGAGGGCTTAGTGGTGAGCCATGTGCGGTAGATGTCGCCTTTGATCTCTTCGAAGATTGCGAGGAAGAAGGGATCGGCAAGCAGGCGTGTCGCGATATCGCCGCGGCGGATGAGATCGACCTCGGGGAGCGGCGGTGGCGCGTCCTCGGCTGGTGGCGGCGGTGGTGTGTCGGATTGCCAGAAGCGCAGTCGAGCTCTCACCCGCCATTACCCTGCGGCTGCTGCGCCTGCAGATTGGCCTGGTGCATGGCGAGCGCGTGGGCGTTGTCGGCCTTGATGCGCTCGATCTCGATATTGGCGGCAGCCTGCATGCGCTGCACCTGCATATCGTTTTCCATCTTCTGCTGCGCCAATTGCATCTCATGGCTCTGCTTTTGCGACGCCAGAGCCATGTCGTTCTGCGAGCGGTTGTGGTCGATCGCCATATCGGCCTGCGCCTTTTGCTGCGCGAGCGTGGCCTGCTGCTGTGCCTTTTGCTGGCTGAGTTGCTGCTCGGCCTGCGCCTTTTGCTGGGCGATCTGGATCTCGGCCTGCGCCTGCTGCGCGGCGGGGTCGGGTTTGGGCGGCTGTGGCGGGCCGGTCACCGAGGGTGGCGGCGGCACGGTCGGGTCGGTGATGAAGGATTCCTTGAAGCCGGCGTTTTGCTGCAGCCGGGTGACGAGATCGTAGACATTCTTGCCGTAGACCAGCGGTCCCTGGAGGCTACCGCCCTGCGCCATGACGATCTGCTGCTGCACGTTCAAGAGCTGCATCAGGTATTGCAGCATCTGATCGCGGTTGCCGGTGCCTAAGCCCACCGAGACCGACACCGTCATGTCGTTCTTCCACTGGGCCGGGTCGATCTGCATATAGCTGCCGGTGACGCGGATGATGCGCTCTTCCTGCTGGTGCTTTTTGACCAGCCCGAGGATGCCCTTGATCAGCTCCTGCACACCAAAGGCGAAGATGCGGGCGATGAGCTCGACCCGCTGGGCGGCGGCTTGCTGGATCAAATTGATGCCGGTGGCGGTGCGGTTGAGATCGTCGGGGTCCAAGCCTTGGTTGCGCCGGCTGATGCCGGTTCTGATCTCTGCCGTCTGGTCGATGTATTCGACGAGCCCCTGGGCTTTTTCGGCGACGAAGGGGGTGATCAGCGGCTGCACGCCATCGGGTGAGCGGGTGCGGACAAGACCACCGGGCTTGCTGGTCAAGAGATCGTCGTAGGTTTCGTCTGTGGCCGAGCTCTCGACCACGAGATGGCGGGGGTTATTGGTGAGGTAGATGTTGTCGAGCATCTGTCTCACCAAGGTGCTTTTGATCCGCTGCAGGTCCATCACCAGATCGGCGACCGACATGCCGACCAGCTTGTGCGGCATTGGCACCGGGCAGAGGTGGTGCAGCGGCACCTCGTCGACTTCCTCGATGTCGAGCTTGCCGCCCTTGGTCAGGATGGTGGCGGCGCGGTTGACGGTGCCGATCTTGCAGAGTTCGGCGATGCCGTCGCCGTCGTAGTCGACCATGATGTAATTTTCTTCGAACCAGTAGTTGCGCATCGGCGCGTCGGTGCGGTCATTGGTGTAAGGGAAGTCGTCGTCCGGCTTGTAGCGCTGCAGCCGCTCGGCGTTGTAGTCCTCGGTATCGGACCACGCGACTTGTTCGATGCAGTCCTTGTCGTAGCCCATCTCGACGAGCTGGGTCATCGAGAGCGGCTGGCGGTGGCAGATAAAGGGGTAGTAGTTGCGGGTGCAGCGGCGTGAGAACAGCACCTCCTCGGGCGGCACATTGGCGACCCTGATGCGCCCTTCCTTCTTCGTCACGCGCAGCTTGCAGTCGTAGAGCTTGGGCCGCGGCTGGGGTGCGCCAGGCGGCATGGGGGGGATTGGCTGCGGCGCGTCCTCGCTCATGCCGGAGGGGACCGGCGCGTCGTAGCTCTTCTCTTCCAAAATCTCGACTTTGCTCGAGCCGTTGGGGTCATCGAGCGAATTAATCTTGGCGCTGTATTCCTCTTGGGTGAGCCCGGTAAAGGTATTGGTCTCGCGGATCTCGCTCTCGTCCCACCAGCGCTTGACCCAGCCGAGCTTGGCTAACAGCGCGTCTTTGAACCAGTCATGGAGGATCAAAAACCCTGGGTTGTCCTCATTAAAAATGTGGTTGACGTAATTCGACGCCTGCCTGCCCGCCTCTTCTGGGTCCATTGGCGGCGGTGCCCCTGGGACCGGCGGTGGTGGGGTGAGCGTCTGCTTGACCGGGTTGATATCGGCGATTTGCGGCGAGGCGCAGAATATGCGCAGCAGCGCCGGCAGCACCCATTCCACCGTCTCCAGCACGGTCAGCATGACAACCCGGCTGCGGTTCTGCCCCGGTGGCGGCTCGGCGAATTCGCCGCCCTGGTAATATTTCATCGCCTCCATGCGCTCGTTGGAGAGCTTGCCGTTCTCGGTGCCGAGCGCTTGGTTCAGTTCACGCCGGATGATGTCTTTCAATTGATCCTCGACCATGAGCCCTTTGGGGTCACGGCGCGGGATATAGTCGGGGATCTCGGTGTCCCGGCTGCTGCGGAACAGTTCGCCGTCAGGCATTGTCGGTCTGTTTCTGCTGCTGCCACTTGGCGAACGCGGTCCCCGGCTTGGCCTTGGGCAACGGTTCGGCGATGGGCGCGACCGGCGGCACACGCGGGTGCGCCGGTTGTGCTTCGAGCGCATCCATCCGCTCCTCAAGCGCCTCAATGCGCTTGAGGCGAGCGGTGAGCGCATCGCTGAGGATCTCGACGCGCGCATAGAGCAGATCGACCCTCTCGATCAGCTCGCGGAAGCGTTGCGCCTCGGCGTAGCTGCTCATCCGCGGCGCGCCTCGGGATGCGGCGCTGGCGGCTTGGGCGGCGGCGGCGGTGCGGCGGGCTTGGCGGCAGCGGGCTCCTCGAGCGGGGTGAGCTTCATATTGCCGTCTTTGTCGAAGGTCTCGACCATCTCCTTGAAGTCGACCATGACGTGGCGCTCTGCCGGCGGGACCGTGCCGCTCGGCACCCAGTCATCGGGCTTTGCCGGTGACGACATGTCGTAATCTTTGCTCTCGGACAGACCGAGATGGGCATGCGCCGCCACATCGATCTGTTCCTGGGTGATCGTGCCATCCCAGAACAGGGCGGTCAGGATCTGTGCTCTCTCCAGTGCCCTTGCGTAGTCGCTCATTTCTTCCTCCTAAACGATCGCGAGATCGGGGTATTTGATCGGCTTGGGGGTGCCGGCGTTGCGCACATCGCCCATGGCAAAGGTGCGGAATGCGTCGGCGGCGTGGCTG